ACCAACAGTTGTACCTGGGTCTGATGTTTGTGGGTTAACATAAGGTACTGTAAAGAATATTTGTTGACCGTTTTCTGTACCTTCTAGAACTGTTACATTAAGATTAGCAAAGTCATCAGCATTATTTAAAGATGCAATTCTATCTAATGTAATTCCTGTTCCTACACCATTTACTGTATAAATTCCGTTTAGTTGTTCTTGACCTTGCGGAAAATCTTTAATAAGTACTTTATCATTGTTGTCAAGAGTTATTCCATCTATCTCTATAGAATCTCTTAATGTTGTTAAATCACTTTCATAATATTTAAGACTATTTGTATCATTTTGATCTTGAGCAAGATTTAATGTTAAAGGAGAAGTTGTAGCTACTCTTACATTTTCTTTTGAAATTGAAACATAGTCATAAGTAGTACCGTCCTGTGAACTTAAAGCACCAAATTGAAGCCTTTGTTTATTGGTAATATTTATCCTTGAAGAAAGGAAACCATCAGTTTTAAATGATAGTCCATCATTATTAACCCAAATTTTTCTTACAGAATTCTCTGAACCGCCTAAATCATAATTTCCTGATAGCTTTGGTAACATATGTCCATCTGAATTTATGAACCATTTTTCGCTACCGCTTATTGAAAAAGATATCTTGTTTTCATCAGGATTAGTTGTATTAATAGTTTCTACACTTGTTTGAGTGCCCTCAGGTCCTTCAAAAATTCTATCTACTTCAGAATCTCCGGATGCGCTCGAAGTAATTGTTATTAAATCATCTTCATAACTAATACTTATTCCATCGCCTGCTGCTATTAAATTTTGATTTCCACTATTTTTAAGTTCGTTTGTAAATACTGTTGGAAATGATCCACTAACTGCATTAACTTCAAGCCACCTTCTAGTGCTTAAACCAAGCTTTCCTTCTGCATCTAGTCTAGGTACTAAATTCTTAGTTGCCATATTTTATATTCTCCTAGAAATTTTTATTCAATACTAATTATATATTACTATTTGTTTAATCTAAGAGAATATCAAATAAATAAACTAACTATTTAAATTATACCCGTTTGGTGCATAAGGATTATGAAAATAAAATCCAGAACCATTTCTACCTATATCAGTTAAAGATGATGACCAAATTGATCCAGAAGGACCACTAAAATCAATAATAAATGCATCTGAACCTCCTCTGTCTCCTACTATTGCTTTTAAAGCATAATACTGGCCTGCAATTAAATTAACTGAACCATCAACACTTGCAGCAGGATGTCCTCCTCCGTTATCACAAAGAGCATTGCTCTTACTAAGATCCCATTCTAAAGATTCAGCATTTGAACCAACCCAAAGATAACCAGCATCATCACACCTTAGTCTAAAATTCCATGTGCCAGTAACGTCAGGTTTTACAATACCACAAATAACGTGGGTATCTAAATTTGCTATAACACCAATTCTATTAACTTGATTTAACGGGCCTTCCCCTGACCAAGAAGAATCAAGATAACCATTTAAACGACTAGGATCATCATTTGTTGAAGAATGGTTACCACCAGTATCTGCATTAATATAACGATCAAATTTCCTTATATATAATCCAGATTTAATTTTTTTTCTAAATAACAACATTAGCTTCTCTCAAAGAATAAATTTGCTCTTAAACCTTGAGCATTAGCAGGTGTAGCTGTTATTGCTAAAGTTAATATGTCGCCAGCATCACAAGAAGAATTAGAAACTGTTGTTGTTGATCCTGTTATTGTTGTTGTTCCCAAAGTTAATGAAATCATAGACAAACTGTCAGTCGTGTTTGTTAGAGTTACTGTAATGTCGCCAGAAGTTGTATGTTGATCCAAATATAATTCTAATTTATTTATCTTGAGATCAAAAGGACAATTAAATCTGAAAGCATTTGTATCTATTTGAAGGTCTAAGCCTGGGATACTTAATTCTGCAACAATTACTTCTTCAGGCTTATCCCAGACTAAAGATGTTCCATTATACATTAAAAAATCATTTGTAGAAGGGTTTTGAACAGATGTGTCTAAAATATTTAATTCACTAGAAGTTGAAGTAACATTAGATAAATTACTAGATACAGATGCAAAACTTAATGTACCACTTCCATCAGTTTGTAAGACTTGATTAGGAGTTCCATCAGAAGTTGGAAATGTATATGCTCCATTAATATTAATATTACCTGTAGTTTGAACACCTGTTGATGTTGTTTCAAACTTTTTATTTCCATTATGATGTAAATCAACAGAACCTTCTGCGTTAAAAACAGCCATTGTTTTATTGGCATCTTTATTTTGAAAAGTCTGAGTATCTGCTAGATATTTTATAGTACTTCCACCAGAATTAGCAGTATCTTTTATAATACTATTTGTGCCATCATGAAATATTTCAAGATCATTACCAGTACCTAATTTTATTTTAATATTATCGTTTAAAACTAAGTCTTGACTATCTATTAGAACATTTCCTGTTGCATTTGGAAAAGTTATAGTTCTATCAGCAGTGGGATCTATAACAGCTAATTCAAGTTTAAAGTCATTATTTATATCACCTTCAAAAGCAAGCCCACCGGTACCAATCAATATTCTATCGTTTGGTTGTAAAACTTTTTTTAATCCATTACTATAATATATAAATTTTTCTATATCAGCCATTTTATTTCCTTAATTAACTTGTTGCACATAAACTATTATAGTTTTCTTCATCAATAGGAATTACATTACCTTCACTATCAAACTCAAAGTATCTATCACTAGCATTATCTCTATTTGTCATTGTATATTGTGAAGTAATAATTGTTCCATCTTCTTCAACAAATAAATTAAAGTCTAAACCAAATAAACCAGTATCGCCATCTAAAATATTTGTAGGTATAAGATTATCACTATCAGTTGGATCTATTTCCCATAATGAGTCATCTACTCTTTCAGTATATAAAGATCCACTTATTACAACGTCACCTCCAAAAACTGTGACAGAGTCTGGTATGTTATTTTTTTTGCCACAAATTGATCCACTTACAAATAAAAATGTATCAGATCCTACATTTGATAACATATTTGGATCAATACCACCAGAGTCAGAATTATTTAAAATACTAGAATCAGGATAGACAATAAGTTTAGGCTCATTTTGATTTGAATTACTGCCTATTACTTTTCCAACACGTATTTGACTACTTTTAAAATCTTTTGCCATTTTATCTCTCAATCACTATATAATGAATAAAAACTTCTTCGTTTAAACTTTTAGAAACTTTAAAATAAGTATTCGTAACTTCTTTAATAAATAAATTTATATTCTTATCACAACTTACTTTAATAACAGGAGATTCAGAATATTGATTCGAAAAATTAATTGTTACTTCTGATTCTTGTGAACTTGAATTTTTTTTTCCTACTTCATAATTTATAGACATTTTTAACTCGCATCAAAAACTTGAACGTGAACTTTTCCTGTAAAACTGTTTGAACTTTCAATTATAACAGCTGTTGTAGTTAGTCCTGTAATAAAAATATTGACATTGTCATCTTCAGGTGTTAGAGCAATTACCGGTATTTCTGTGTAAGATTCAACAAAAGTATAAGTTTCTTGAAAGGAGTTGTTAAAATTAACAATTGCAACTTCAACATTTACATCTCCGCCGGCGGCATCTAATTCAAGAAATTTTTTATAAACAGGTTTGACTCTTAATAAAGGATAAGATTTTCTAAGCCTATTTGCATCGTATAGTTTTGGCATAATAAATTCCTTATTATAATTTTTCTGCTGCTACATTAGCTAATTCTGACCTGTAGCCTTTTGTAAAATTAATATGTCCAGTAAGAGACACATCTTTTAGTTTTTCAATTACTAATGTTAATCCATTTGAATATTTATTTATATAAGGCAAGTCGACTTGTTCAATATCACCTAAAAGTAATATTTTTGAATTCTTACCTGTTCTAGTAATTACAGTTTTAAGCTCGTGCACGGTTGCATTTTGAGCTTCATCTACTATAATTATTGCATCGTTAAAGCTTCTTCCTCTAATATAAGACAAAGGTGCTATATCAATAATACCTTTTTCCATCATTAGATTAAAATAAGTCATGTCACCAAATTGATTTCTAAAATTATCTACAATAGGAGAAAGCCAAGGTGCCATTTTTTCATTTAAAGTTCCAGGCAAAAAACCAATGTCCTTACCAACTGTCTGAATAGGTCTTGTAAATATGATTCTTTTTTTAGTTTCTTTTTCAATTTCCTTTAATGATGTCATTAAAGCCAAATAAGTTTTTCCGCTTCCTGGAACTCCTGTCATTGTAATTAACGATATTTTTTCATCTAAAAGCAAGCTTAAAGCAAATATTTGCTCTTTATTTTTTGCATCAATTCCTGTCTTTTTTAATATTTCTTGACGACTCGAAACAAGACAAAGAGTTTTGTTTTTCTGTATTGCAAGTGCAGACGAAGAATCTTCTATTGATTTAACAACAACACACTCATTTTCGAATAACTCTTTTGTATCTGTTAGTTTTTCTAAACGTAAATACTTATTACTATATAAATTACTTACCAAACTACTTTCTGCTTCAATCTGATTAACTCCCGTGAAGACATTTTTATTCATTATGAATTCATAATCAGCGTAATAATCATTTGCTCTTAACTTTATTGCGTCACATTTAACTCTAAGATTTATGTCTTTAGTAATTAATATTACTTTTTCATAGTTTTTATTGTTTTTTGTTAAAAAATTAGTTGTTGCAATAATTAAATTATCATTAGATTTTACATCTAAGTTTTCTAAACCATCCCAAGAATTATTTGATTCAATTCTTACTACAGAATTTAATTCTTCTAACAATACACCATCGTATAGACTTCCTTTTTCTCTTAAATCATCTAAAAGTCTATTAAAATATCTTGAATTTTCCCCTAATATTCCTTCTCTAGTTTTAAATCTATCCAATTCTTCTAAAACAATCAAAGGAATAACTATGTCATTATCCCTTAAGTTTTCAATACAATTTTTATCATATAAAAGAACGCTTGTATCAATAACAAAAAGCTTTTTGGCATTGTTAAGTGTCATTATAAAACCTTTCAAACACTTCTATAATACTAATTATATACTAAAAATAAATAGAAAGGTTTTATAATGACACTTAATAACACTAAAAACAATACGTGCTTTTCTGCACACAAATCTTGCAAAAAAAATTGTATAAATTATTCTTGTAGATATTGGCATGATCTTGAAGAATCAAATAATTGCATCATTAACAAAGTTAATGAAAATAAAGACTTAACACTTCAAGATATTGGTGACTTATTTGGTATTACTAGAATGAGAGTTTGTCAAATAGAAAAAAACACATTAAAAAAACTTAATAAATTACTTTCCTAAAGTAAACTTAACAAATTCTCCTGATACAGACTTAAGATATCTCAAGCTTTTTCTAAGTCTAACTCCCGCTGCCTTATTTCCCTTATCTGCCTTTAAAGCATCTTCTTCCATTGATTCAACAAGAAGTCTTAATTTATCATAATATTCTTGAATACTTTCTGGGCTAAATTCACTATTTTCTTCGATATGCTCTGACAT